TGGCCGCCAGCTCGACCGAGGCCGAGCCGTCCCCTACCGCGCTCAGGCCCGCCTGGGCGGCGGAGGCCTCCTGGCTGACGCCGGAGAAGCCGGCCGCGGCCTGGTCGAGGGATGCGCCCAGCGGCGCCAGGGAGCCGGCGGCGGCCCCGACGGCGTTCAGGGAGACAGCCATCGCCTCCAGGCTGCCGGAGGAGCCGGTGGCCGCTGCCTGCACGGAGGCAACGTCCGACCGGAACAGGCCGTAGCCCGTGGGGTCGTACTCGAGCGCGAGGCGGAGCTTCAGCTCGCGGCTGCCGGAGGAGGCCACCGTCTACGCCCCCTGCGGCTTCCAGAAGAAGACGCGGCGGCCGTCCTTGTCCCAAGCCGCGCGGCGTCGCCCATGCTCATCGAAGGAAGTGCGCGCGCCCTTGTGAGCGCTCTGGTCGAGAGCCGCGTCGCCGGTCCTCGGCTTCTCGATGCGCCACCGGGCGGGCCTATCGCCGTTCTTCGGTTTCTCCGGGGCATCCATGTGGAACACGAGCTTGTCCTCTGTGATGTCGGCTACCGTCTCGATCCAGATCTCCTGCAGCCGGTCTTCTCCGAGCGGGCGGTAGGGGCTGTGCTTGGCCTTCGCTTTCCCCTTGCCGCCTGCGCTTGGGGGGTTCAGCTTCTTCTCCTCGCCCCTCCGCCGCTTCTCGAACTCGCCCTTGACGTGGCTGCCCAGGGCGGCAGCTGCGAGGTCCAGGTCCTGAGCTACCCAGCGGTAGGCGATGCCGAGCTGCTCGCTAGGCCTCAGTCCCTCCAGCGCCTGCGAGTGCGAGTAGAGCCGCCAGAGCGTCGGCTTCAGGTGCTTCGCCGCGAAATCGGCGGCCGAGCGCTCCGGGCCCGAACTGGTGTGCCATCCGGAGGATCACGATGAGGTCGGCCCAGTGGACGTAGCCGGCGTCTCCCGGCTCGTCATCACGGAGAAGATCGGGGCCTTCCTCGCTGCTGCCGTCGCCTTCGGCATCCGGATCTGCCCAGCGCAGGACCACCTGGTCCTCGTCCGGCTCCTCGCCCTCCGCCACGAAGAAGGGGCGCAGCTCGCTGGCCTTCACGCCCAGAAGCGCCGCCTCCCGCGCCGCCAGGGCATCCGCTTCGGCCAGGTGGTCGCCTGCCGCGGCTTCCAGGTAGGCGGCCGGCGGCACCACGATGCAGGCCAGTGCCACAGCGGCGGCGATGTCCAGGGTGTCGGCCAGGGCCTCGCCCTCCGTCAGGTCGTTCGTCAGCCCGCCGGCCTGGATCATCTTCAGGACGGCGCTGCGCAGCGGCCAGTGCTCACCGCCGCGGCGCGCCAGCTCCAGGAGGTCGATGCGGCGCATGAGCACCGTGGCCCCCATGTTCGGCAGGTCGATCTCGACAACCTTCGGGCCCTGGCTGCGCAGGAACACATCGCGGGTCAGGACCGTCCGGCGGGGCTTCAGGAAGGCCTCCTGGAGCGCGGCGGCGTCAATGGTCTTGGCAGGGGTGGTGGCAAGGCCCTTCGGCGGCGCCTTCGCGACACGACGAGACCTCGGAGTAGACGAAAGCCCCGGGGCGTTCTTCCCAGGGGCGGCGGGCTTGCGCTGTTCGGCTGTTCTGGCTGCAGTGGTCATGTCGTAGCACTCCCCGGTAGATCTAGCTGGCCACCACCCGGCCCCTGGGCATCCGCGGCCTCCCGGGGAGAAGGCCTGGGGGGCGGATGCCCAGGGGGTGCGGGCGGAATGCCGGTCGATAAGTTGGTAAGGGTGAAGCCCTAGTAGGTCGGCTGGACCCGCACGATGCCCGTGACGGCGGTGTACTTGACCGTCACGCCGGCGTTGGCCACCTGCAGCTCCAGCCGGTAGTCGCCGTCGAGCGCCGCCGACGCGGCCGCGGCGGCCGTCAGGGTCATGAGGCCCCCGGTACCGCCGCCACTCAGGGCCGCGGTCAGGGATAGCGCCAGGACGCCCGCCGCGGTGTAGAGCCCCGCGGTCAAGGACGAGTAGGTCGAGATGTTGACGGCCACGCCCGCCTCGTCGACGAACGCGAGCGCGATGATAAGGGTGTCGCCCGCATAGTGTTCGTCGACGAAGATGGTGTTCGTCTGGTTGGCGACGACGGTGAAACTGCGGGTCACCGCCTGTGCGACCAAGGGGATCGGGTTCATGGTGGGTGCTCCCTCAGGCCGTAATCAGATCGGCGTCGATGATGAGGATGAAGGGCTGGCAGGTCCGGACCTGGGACGACGCATTGGTCAGCTTGACCTGGACCCAGTAGGACCCGGCGAGCCCGGCCGTGTCGGCCAGGGCCAGGGCCTGCTGGAACAGACCTGTGGTGCCACCACTGACCAGCGTCACGTCGGCCGCGAGGGCGTCGGTGATGAGCGCCGCCCCGGTTGGGCGCCCGTCGGCCCCGAGGGCGAAGACCTTGATCGCGATGGCGGTGAAGGCCGACAGGTCGATCACCGCCCCGCTGATGCCCTCGGTGACGCGATACTGCAGCGCCACGATGTCGCCGGATACCATCCGGTGGAAGTCGCTGAGCCTCGTGCTCGTGTGGGACATAGGGATCACCTCCTTGGAAGGTTGGCCTCTGGAGGCTAGTAGTTGGCGGTACCGGGCCAGACGGTCGGGATCGTCGTGACGGCGTCCTCGTGCTCGATGAAGTAATACCAGTCGACGTTCGGGCTATAGAGCGTCTTGTCCCCCACCCACTCCAGCTCGGACAGGAAGAACGCCTCGTCGCTGAAGTTGGCGTTGGGACCCTTCTTGATCTGAACGTTCGGGATCACGAGGTGGAGGTCCCCCGTGCCGTCGGCCTTGACCGCGCGGGCGATGATCGCGCCCCGAACGATCGAGTCGGTCGAGCGCCGGGACAGGCGCCGCCCATCCGCCGCCCCGACCGTGAAGGCCGCGAGCAGCATGCCCCGCATCGCCGCCGTGAGTTCCATGTTGAGCCCGGTGGACTTGACGGTCCCGGTCAGCTCCGCGATCCGGGTGACGCGGACGCAGATCGCGTCGTCGCCGCGGGCCTGGGCCTCGGTCAACGACTCTTCGAGGGTGACCTCGTTGACGCACCCGATGTCGATCCCGTCCGAGTAGACAGGGGGCGGCCCGACAGACGTCATCGGGTAGAACTTGGCGTCGTCGATCGAGTAGGTCTGGATGATGTCGGCCATGGTTGGGTCTCCTTGTATGGCGTAGGGTTACGGGCGGGTCGGGCCGGTCTGGGGTCCGGGCTTACCCGCGGCGGGCTCTGCCGAGTGCCCGTGACGCGGCTCGACGGGCAGATCGGCGGACGGCGCGGGCGGGCTCGGCGGTGAGTCCGCGGGGGCCGACGGGGCGGGAGTGCCGGCAGGGGGGTCCTGGCGGCGCTTGCCGACGAGCTCGAAGACGCGCTCGCGGGTGTTGTTGGGGTCCATCAGCCAGGCGGCGTCGCGGGCCGACACCTCGACCGGCACCCCAGGGTAGAACACATAGGGGCCCTCCTCGTCGAGCCCCGGCTGCTTGCTGATCTCCCACGCGAGCGGGGCGCCTGCAGCGGTGTGGTACGGACCGCCTCGGACGAACACGATGGATGGCATGCTAGGCTCCTGTGAATTGAAGGGTAACGGGCAGTTGGGCCCAGTAGGTGTTCGGCGTCTGGCCGTCGCTATAGGGGGTCATGGCGAACCCCTGCGCAGGCCCGACGCCCCTCGGGGGGATCCCGATCCGAAGCGCCATCAGGGGAGCCAGGTTGGCTCGGTCCTTGAGGTGGTGGGTTATAGACCCGGGGGTGTCTTCCCCGCTCATCAGCCTGTAGATTGCCAGCTGGGCGCATTCGAGCCCGCAGGCCAGATCCCAGTAGGCCGCGATGACCCACTGGCTCGTGTAGACGCACCGCTGACCCGTGACCTCTTCTGGCCCCCGGGCGGGCCGCACCAGCAGGACCGGGAGGCAGTCCGGCGCCCCCCGGGCCGCGATCGAGAACGGCTGCAGCTCTGGCGCCACCATGTCGCCCGCAACCGACGTCGCAAACGACAACGAGAGCCCGCCCAGGCAGGCCGCCAGGGCCTCTCCCTGGGCCAGGAGATCAGACGCCACTATTCCACCCCCCTACGATCGCGGCCCCGAGACGAGGCAGCTCGGCGTCGAGCGCGGACTCCATCACGGGCCCGAGGGTGTCGAACCAGCCAGCCGTCGGGGACGAAGCGTGGGGCCCCGCCACATAGGACGGACCCGTCGCCTGGCCGCGCTGCTTATGGCTCTGCGAGATCGCAAACGCGAACGCCCGGATCGCCGCGCCCTGGTTCTGACGCTTCCGAGGGCGCCCGCTCTTGGTCGGGGGCGGGGGCTTGGGGGTCAGGCCCTTGCGGCGGATCCAGCGCTCGATCTCGGCGATCGGGGACGCCTTGCCGGGGCCGCGGCGCTTCCCCGCGTTGCTGATCCCGCCCGGGGCCTGAGTGCCCCACACGACGGCGCTCGGAAGACCATCGGGTCCACCCGGCTCGACCTTGGTCATGGCCACCCCGGCCTGGAGGCTGTCGCGGGTCGTGCCGCGGTCGATCGGCGTGACGGTGTTGAGGTGGTTGACCCCGAGGCTCAACAGCCTCGCCGCCGACGGGCGGACGGGGGCGAACAGCTGCGCCATAGACGGCACGCGCGCCGCCTTGTCCAGCGTCAACCGAATGCTGGAGCTCATACCGCGACCCCCACGTATCGGGCGCCCTTGCGGGACAGGAGCCCAGTCAGCTCGGCCATCGAGAAGTCGGGGACATTGTAGGAGGTGGTCCCGTCGAGGTTGTTGACCAGCACCTTGCCCGATTCCTTGCTGGACTGGAACAGCTTGGTCGCGACCGTCACGACCGCCATCTTGATGCTGTCCGCAACCGGCCAGGCCTTGCCCCAGACGCCCGTGATCCGAACCTGCGAGTTCCCGCAGGCGGTGCAGAGCGAGCAGTTGGTCAGGCGGCGATAGGGGGGCAGCCCCGACATGGAGTGGACCACCACGTCGCAGAGGTCCAGCTCGGTCCAGGTTTGATCCTGCCCGCACCCGCAGGGGCCGACCTCCACCATGTCGATCCGGAGCGCGGGCGCGATGTCGAGGTGCCCGCAATCGCGACTCCGGAAGCCGCGAACGCCCAGGCAGGGGCCTTGTGGTTCCCCGTAGAACTCGTCGACCCTGTCCGACACCGCCCCGAGGGCCCAGCGGGCCATATCCTCGTACCCCTGGATCTTGCACCCGCGCGGGTGCGCCGCCATCTCGGCCACGGTCACGAACCGCTCCGAGTTCTCGACGGACCCGCAAGCCCCGGGCACGGCGGGGGCCCCGACGCCGGTGAACGGGTCGGGGGCCAGGATCCCGAGGTTGGTGTAGGGCGCGGCGCAGGTCATCTCTGGGTCTCCTTAGCGCTTGCGCGCCTCGCCCCGAACGTGCTGCCGATTCGCCCCGAGGACCTTCCCGCCCGCGGCGGTCAGGTTGGCCGAAGGCTCACCCTCCTGGGCGTCGGCGGTGGGGGCGTCGTCTGCGGCGACGTCTGGGGTCGGGGCGGGCTTCTTTCCCGCCACCTTGCCCACGAACGCCGATCCGTCGATCTCGTGGAGGGTGGCGAGCATGCCGTCGCGCTCCAACACGGCCAAGAACTCCGGCTCGGTGATGACCACGAACTGCCCGGCACGGAAGCGCCAGCGGCCGTTCTGGTAGTCGCGGGTGGCGATGTAGGCCCGATCTGCTGATGCGAACATGCTGCGGCTCTCTTTCAGGTTCCGAAGGGTAAGGGGCGGCGGACGGGTGAATCGTCCGCCGCCCCTTCGCAACGTCGGTCGGTAGTTGCGCCTAGGCGGCAGCGATCCCGTAGATCGACGCCACGGCCTCGATCCCGGCCGCGGTCGCGGCGCTGCTGCGGCGAGCGAAGGCCGCGCGCCAGGTGATGTAGACGTGGACCACATCGCAGCGCTTGTCCGTCTCGGTCAAGACCTGCATGTCGCGCGCCACGCCCACCCGGAAGCCCGAGCGGTTGACCAGATGGAGCTGGCCATAGATGTTATTCCCGGGGGTCACGATGTCGACCTTGCCGGCCCCGTCCGTCAGGGGGAGGGCCGGGCTCATGTAGATCGGGATCCCCCAGATCGTCGGGAGAACACCCGTCACGATGGTGGCGCCGGCGCCGAACTTCTCGACCCACTTGACGTCGTCCAGCGTGACCAGCTTCGCGTAGGTCTGGGCGTCCACGATGATCATGAGCTGAGACGGGTCACAGAACCCGAAGTGGCGCTGGCTCGCAGCGTCCCACATCAGGGCCCGCAACTTCATGATGTCGTCGGCCACGATGCTGTCGCCGGCGGTGAAGAGTCCCGCGGCGGTGTAGTTGTTGGCCGTGTTGTCGATGAGGGTCGCATGCGCGATCCCGTCAAAGACCGCATAGCTCGGGCCCTGACCCGTCGCGGCCAGAACCACGGCCGCGCCGAAGTTGTTGATGTTGGTCGTCGCGACCCCGAGGGTGGTGTCGCCACGGATGACCGCCAGCTCCTGCGCGATCCGCATCGAGTCCTCGGCGATCTGGCCGTACTCGTCGATCGCGTCGAGGAACGAGTCCTCGGTGAGCTCGACGGGCATGCAGACATCCACGGTCAGCTTCCCGGCGGTGTGCTCGTGGGTCCGGGTCCCGATGGGGCTGGACGTCCGGCACTCCATCTCGGCACAGTCGGCGGCCGACGGGGTCGAGTAGACGGTCGGGGAGCCGGACAGGTTCACGACCTTCAGGACGCCGCCCCGGAGTGGCTGCGGGTCGAACATGTCGAGGAGCCCGGACTCGCACATCGCGGACTTCCAGATCTCGGCCACGGGCATGCTGTCGACCAGCTCGGCTCCGATGCCCGCGGTCGCGCCGGTGTTGAACCGCTGGCCGCTGCCCCCCATGAAGCTGCGCACCATCGCCATCGGGGCGTAGCTGCCCGGGGAGACGCTTCGGCTCGCCATGTTGGGATCGCGGTCCAGCGCCGCGGCCACGTGGGCCGCAAGGACCCGGCGGCTCGGCGAGAGGTCGGCCAGGGGCCCGTCCTCGGACTGCCCGCCAGAGGGGAAGAAGTCGCGCCGAACCGCCGACGTGGCCTGGCGGGTGATGCGTTCCCGAAGGCTCGATCCACCCGCGGCCGCGCCCTGGGCCCCGCCGGAGAGCGCAAGCGCCGCGGCGCGGAGCCGGGCGTTCTCCGCGAGGATCTCGCGGGTCTGGGCCTCCATGTCGGTCTTGGCGGTGGTGGGCTTGCTCGTGACTGCCGTGGTCATAGGGTTTCTCCTAATGGTGTTCTGGGATGGGGTTAGACTTGGGCCTGGGCTGCAGCGGCGAGCGGCACCCACTGGGCCAGGAGGTCGTCGATCGTGAGGGTCTGGGACTCCTCGACCGAAGCGGTCGCGGGCTCGTCCGCGGCGGGGGCGTCGGCCGCTGGCTCGTCGGCCGCAGGAGCGTCGGCGGGGGGCTCATCGGCCGCCCCGTCGGTCCAGTCGGGGTCGCTGGCCAGGACGCCGTCGATGTCGAGGATCGCCTCGTCGGCCCCGGCCGCAAGGGCACGGAGCAGGCTCATGACGTTCTCGGGGATCGAGTCGATGACGTCAACGCCCAGGCGGGCGCTCGGCGTCAGGGGGAACTCCGGGTTGTCGGTCCACTTGGCAAACCACATGGTCGTCTCGGTCCCGTCGGTCCCGGCCTCCAGGCGCGCGATCGCCTTCTGCTTCAGGTACTCCTGGACCTTCTCCGGGAGCACGACCGACCCGCTCACGTAGGCCTCGTCCTCAAAGGACTCAGCGACCTGCATGACCGAGACGTCGCTTACCTGGCGGGCGCGCCCAGGCGCCGCAGCGCGCGGCGCAGCCCCGCGGGCCTCGACCCGGATATCGACGTCCGGATAGAGCGCCGACAGGGCCGTCAGGGCCTCGTCGAGGAGCGCACGGGAGTCGGGATCGGCGGCAGCAGCGGGCTCCACCGGCTCGGCAGGGGCCACGTGGCCCCCGCAGGAGCAACGCTTGCCCGACGCGGCCACGCGCTCGCCGCTGTCATCGTCGGCCTCGGCGAGCAGCGCCTTCTGCTTCTCAAGGGCGCTCTTCAGGTCTTCGACGATCGACTCCATCTTGGAGCGGGTCGAGCCGCTGAACTTCTTGCCGACCCGCTGGCCAGCACCGGACAAGACTGTCATGTCATGCTCCTCTAGTTCTCCGTTGCCGAACAGGGCACGCTTGCGCTGGAGAGGCAGCGAGGCAAAGAAGCTCGCGTCCAGCTGGGGTGGCGGGACCATCCCAAGGCGGCGGTATTCGGGGATGAGCGCCTTGCGGGCTCGCTCGCGCAATCGGTCGTCCGCCTCATCGCCTTCGTCGACCCAGACAGCAGCCACCATCGCGGCCATGGCCACGCGGCGCCTTACCTCCACCGAAGCTTCATCGGCAGGCTCGCCGCTGTCGGGCGGTTCGGGCTCGTCGGTGCCCTGCGCGGGCTCGGCCCCCTCGGCGGGGGATACGGCTCGCTCCAACAGCCGGCGGGCATCCGCCAGCGGGGATTCGCACTCGTGCCCCTCGCAGGCCGCGAGGCGCTGGAGGGCGTCCTCCAGGGCGTCGGCGCGCGGGTCCGTCGCGGTCAGGACCTTGCTCACCTGGACCAAGAACCGCCGCCCGGCCTGCAGCTCCTCGGGGTCCAGGGCTCGTCCGCCACCGTCGATCAAGGCGTCGGCGTCGCCGGGGACGCTCACGACGCTGAACTCCAGGACGTCTCGCGCCACGGGCTTCTTCTTCGATACCCGGACCGGGACCCCGTTCTGATCCACGTCGTCCCACCCGAGCGATACCGCGTGCATGAACCCCTCGCGGTACTTCCGGTCAGCCAGCTCGCCGATCGGGTCCTTGATGTCGAAGGCCGCCTCGGCGTAGAGGGACTGGCCGCCAGGGCCGTCGATGGTCTCGATCAGGCCGCGCCCAATGGAGAAATCGAAATAGCTGTGGAACGGCAGCACCACGGGGTTGCGGAGGTAGTTGTCCAGCAGGAACGGGAGCGAGGCCAGGTTCAGGCCGTCGCGCTTGGTCCCTGGGCTGCTGAGCAGGAACGGGATCGGAGTCCCGGGCTCCGCTGTTGCGATCGATGGATCCGCGACCCGGTAGGCGCGCGACATGGAACCAGGACCACGGCGGCCATCGCCTTGGTCCTGGTTCTTCCCTGGGGCAAACTGCTGAACCCGTGCCACCGCGGCCCTCTCGTAAACAACGACCTACTGACGGAGTATCCATCAGGCGGGGCTATCGTCCGGGGCTCTGCGGGGAAGGCGCCTGTGGGCGCGGGGCCCGCAACGGGCAACCGATAGGGGCGGCCTGCTACGGCGCCCAGTCTACCCGCTCCCCGCCCTTCTGTCAAGGAACGGGCCGCCGATGCTACGGGCGCCCCTGCGCTCGCGTACAATGCGCCCGATAGGCCGCACAGGCCGAGGAGGTTCTACCGTGCACCCAATCTACCTACCACTGGTCCTCGCCCTGGCAGCGCCTGCGCAGCCAGGGGCCCCCACATCCCCCGCCGCTACCGTGACCAGCGCCGCTTCCGAATCCCCCACCGCCGCCCCGTCCCGCACCGCCACAGCGCCGAGCGCGACGCCGAGCTCGCCCGCCACACAGACCTCGACCGCAGCCCCGTCCGCCTCCCCGAGCGCGACCGCAGGCGCCGCCACGACGGAGCCGCCTGGGTCGCTGGAGTTCCAGCCGATCGGCTCCCGAGTCTCCCGCGAGGTTGCCCGCGACACCGCGCGGTGGACCATGTGGGTGGAGTACCAGAACCCAAGCCGGGCCCAGGACGTCGTCGGGGTTGCGCTCGTGGGGGCCTTGCGGGGCCCTCGGGGCGAGCCCCTTGGCGAGCGGATCCCGACAATCGGCCCCGCCCCGATTCTGGCCCTGGCGGGCGAGCGCGGCTGCTTCAAGGCGTCGTGGGAAGCCCCGAAGGCGGCGGTTGGGGCGGACTGGTCCATGAAGGCTGTCCTCGCGCGTGCCCGCATGGCCTCCGCGGTCCCGGCCGAGATCCTGAGCGTGGACCAGCCAGTCGGCTCGGCCTACATGGACGTCAGGGCCTCGCTCGCGATCACCCGCACGTCCACGGTGGCCATGACCGCCATCCTGCGGGACCGCGGCCAGGTCGTCGTGACCTGCGGGGCCCAGTGGGGCCGGGTGGATCCTGGAGGCCCCCAGCTCTTCCGCCTGGCGATCGGGGAGCGGGTCTTCGCGACGGCGCCGATTCGGGAGATCTCGTTCAGGGCAACGATCGCGCGATAGACAGCGGCGCCGCGCCGTGGCACCATAGCGGCGCTCAGGCGTTGCTCCGCCGCACAGGCCCCGGGTTGATCCCCCCGGGGCCTCTTTGCGTCACCGGGGCTCCGGCCGCCCCTCTTCGGGATCCGCAACGCCCAGCGCGGCCAGGAGCGCGGTGACGGTCCTGTCGATCCAGCGAGCCCGCCTGACGATCTCCTGCAGCTGGTGGCGGTCGACCATTACCCGCGCGCCCGCATCGGGGCATGCGGGGTCTCCCACCGCCCGACGAGGCGCGTCCTCAGGGGGGACCATCAGGCCAGCACGAACAGCTGGACGCAACGACAGCCGATCGACTGCTCAGGGCTCGGGCACAGTCCTGGCGCGTCACACTTCTCCCCCCCGACCACGAACGGCTCGTTGATCCCCACCGTCTGCCCGTGGGCGTCCCGGTGGTCGTCCCGGACCAGATCGTCCAGGGCCGAGAGCCAGGACCGCGACGCCACGACCCCGCTCTCGCGGGCCGCCGCGGTCGTGACCTCCTGGGACGCCGCGTGGGTCTCGGTCAGGGCGATCGTTTCGGCCCTGCTGCCCTGCCACCGCTCGTCGAGCCCGGAGATCGAGGCAGCCATCTCCTTGATGCCCTTGCCGTCAAGGACGCCTCGGGCCAGGAGGTCGCCGACGGAGTTCCATGACGTGTTGGCGGTGCTCTCGGCGAACATCTGCGCACGGGCCCTCAGCGCCCTGGTCATCGGGGAGTCCGGTCCGAGGTCCGGGACGGCGTCCACCCCGAGGGCCCCGAACGTCTCCGATGCGACCTCGGCCGCGACATCGCGCAGCCCCGCCTCCATCGCGGTCGCGCCCCGCTCGGTCCAGCGCGGGATCGCGGTGCGGCCGAGCACGGCACCTGACAACGCAAGCGCCAGGGCGGCGCGGCTCTCCGGGCTGGGGCTTGCGGGGTCGTCGACCTGGGCCTCGACCAAGGCGGCAAGCTGATCCTCCGTGATGCCGTCCAGGCCCCGCTTGGCATCGCGGGTCTGCTCGGAGAGCAGCTTCGCCGCGATCTTGCGGATCCTCTCCTGGCGGGTCCTCTGCTTGGCCATCTCGTCTTCCCAGGCCGATCGATGCGCGCGCGACCCGTAGACCCGGACGTCCGTCTCGGGGTCAACCCACTGGAGCGGCGCCGCGGGCGCCAGGGGCGGCGCCGAGACCTCGGCCCCATCCATGAACCCCCGACCGCCTCGGTACACCACCACGCCCGCGTCCCGGGATGCCCAGGCGCCCTCTGTAGCGGCGCGGCGAGGGCCCCTAGGGGCCGAAGCGCTGAGGCTGGCGCCAATAACCGCGCCGCCGCCCTCCGTGGCCTGTGCGGCCTCTGAGGCGCCCTGCAGCGGCGCCGCGTCGGCAAGGACCGCGGTGGCCTTGACGGATGCCCCCAGGGCTTCGGCCATGAGGGCCATCGCGGATGCGCGCGGCATGGTCCCCGCGACAACCTCCTTGACCAACTGGCGGGCGAACTCCAGCAGCGGGAGCGGGATGGTCCGGGTGGCGGTGCCGGCATCGGCGACGATCGCTTCGGCCACCTGGCGGCTGCCCGTCGTGGCCTCCAGGATCGCGATCGCGGAGCCGCGCGGCGTGGTCCCCTCGGTGACGCCCGCGAGCAGCAGGCGCAGATCCATCAGGGGCGGGAGCGCGATGATGTTCGGGGCGTCGGCGCCGTCGAGGGGCACGAGCGCGGGCATCATCGCGAGCGCCAGCTCCTCGGGAGCTCCGACGAAGTAGGCCGCGGCCTGGAGGGCCCCATCGCGGGACAGGATCCCCGCCTGGACGTCCCGGGCCAGCTGGGTCATAACCGCCAGCTGGTCCTTGTCCAGTGCCCACTTGGCCGCGTGGTCCCCCTGCAGCTCCGGGACCTCCCCGTGGTCGAACCAGCAGTCGTCGGCCTCCCCCGAGAAGTGGGGGACCAGCAGCTGGCTCTTGATCGCGGCGGCGATCCGCTTGTCGCGCGGAATGACGGTGTTCTCCCAGAGGGTGCGGCGCGCCTCCCGGGCGTTTGCGAACGTGGTGTCGGTCGGGCTCAGTAGCGGCTCCGGCACCCCCATCGCGATACAGACCTGGCTCTGGGTCAAGCCGAGCATCTGGATGAACTGGACCTCCCTCGGGCTCAGGCCCTTCAGGTCGCGAACCTGGAAGTCGGCCCGGTTGGCGACGAGGACACGATGCCACCCCGCCCGGCCCTTCACCGTCGCGCTGAACATGCGCCCGACCTCGGCCTGCTCGTCGTCGGTCCAGACCACCCCGTCCTCGGGCACCACGTAGCCGGCGCCGGTCATCCCCGTCTCAAAGAGCATCTTGTTCGCATGCATGGCCGCCAGGCTGAGCCCCGCGGACTCCAACGCGGGCATGACGGGCGGCAGGGCCTCGAACTCGTTGAACACGTTCGGGCTGTGGATCCACACGACGCGCTCGCGGTCGTAGCGCTTGCCCTTGCCGCGGTGCCCTTCCGTCTTGACCATGTAGTGGCTGATGTACCAGTCCTCCGGCGCGGCCTTGGCGCGGTCGCCCCGAACGGGCGTGACCGTCCCCGGGGCGGCCCACCAGATCTCGGTCGGGCGTCCCTGGCCGTCCATGCCGTCGAGGATCCAGAAGCAGCCGCGCGGGCTCGTGTCCATCGCCATGGAGGTCATGCCCCACAGCATCGCGGGATCCCAATGAGGGTTGACGGTTTCGAGCAGGTCGTAGGCGGCCCCGGACGTGACGATCTTCTCCTTGTCGGGCCCGATGGTCAGCCGCAGGTTCAGGCTCGCGTGGGCATCCGCGAGGATGACCAGGCAGCGCTGGAGGCTCCAGCAAGTGCTGACCGCCTCCTCGATCGACTGCCTGGGCGCGGCCCGGCCTGCGTCGCCGTCGAGGCCTCCGGACGTCTTCGGGGGAACCAGGCTGTCGGGGTAGCTTCGGGTCAGGGGGCCTGCGCTGCCGGACCCGGGCGCGAGCCCGTGATAGCGCTCCGCGCGCTCGATCAGCTCCCGCTTCTCTGCTCGCGATAGGGCGTTGGGTCTCATGGTCGTCTCCTCTTCGGCGCGATCACCAGGTCCGGCCCAGGGTGTAGAGCAATGATGCGCCACCCGCGACCGCCAGGACAAGGGCCAGGGCCTCGCCGGATGGCCCGGAGTGGAACAACGTCAGGACCACGAGGGCCCCGTACAGACTGCAGCAGAGTGGGCAGCTGACCCCCTCGGTGACCCAGTCGTCGCCGATGCGATCGGCGCGCTCGGCCCCATCCCGGAACCACTCCACGTCGCCGTTCGGCATCACGATCGGGGAGAAGCCCCGGCGCCGGTAGACCGCGTGGCGCATCCGCTCGGCGAGCCCGAACGGGCCGTGGAGCTTCGCCGCCGTGATGGCGAGGTAGTAGGTGGCGAGCGCGAGGACGAGCAGGTCGGGCAGCGAGGTCATCGGGACCTCCACCGGGCGGCCCGCTGCTCGTCCTCGATCCGGCGCCAGCTCTCGTCCCGCTTGCGCCTGGACCGGCGCTCAAGGACTTTGAACACGATAGTGGTCAGGCCCGACAAGAGGCACAGGGCCCCGAGATAGGTGGTGGTGCTCATACTGGAACCTCCTCTGGATGCGCCGCCGCGGCGGCCGTTGCCTGGGCGAGTTCGGTGTCGATGGCCTGCTGGGCCTCCATGACGGTGCCGTCGAGGCGGCGCCAAGTCCCGTCGGCGGCGGACGAAGGGCGCCACCCGCGTGCGACGAGGAACCGGAACGGATCGTCGGCGGCCTCCTGGCTCGGAATCGCGAGCGCCGTCACGCGGCGCCTGTTGCCACCTCAGCCCATTCTAGCCCCCCTCTCGCCCGCTACCCCACGCGGGGCGCATGCGCGGCCCCCCGACGGAGACACGGCCCTGGCCCCAGCGGCCCATGATCGCCGCGTCGGCCTTGTCGGTTGAGCGGCCCAGCCGCGCCTTGACGTCATCCTTGGATTCTACCTTGAGACGCCCGCTGGAGGTGTGTTCGTAGCGCGGAGCGGCCAGCTCGCCGATCAGCTGCGGGTCATCGGGGAGCGCCAGGTCGTCGCCGAACTCGGGATCCAGGGCCTCCCGCATCGACCACCAGCCCTCGGCCCGCAAGTTCAGGAACTTGATCTCACCGCTCCTGTCCTTGCGGGAACTGGCGGCCGATGCCACGAACGCCACGTAGCGGACCCGCAGCTCCCGCAGCCGCGACCCGACCCCCGCCCCTACCCCGATGGTGTCGAGCGCGATCCCGCAGGCATGCGCGTCCACGATGCCCTTGAGCCGCCCGGCGACCTGCATGGTCTCGCCCGCCGCCCTCTGGGCCACCTCTTCGAGGGCCACCAGGACCCTGCCGGACCAACGGGCCAGGATCGACGGGTCGCCCCCGTCTCCGACGTCGGCCCCGATGAACGTGGTGGCCATGTCGGCGAGCTCGTTCGTATCGTTGAGGGCGCGCCAGCGCTCCACGGCCCGGTAGATCCACTCGATCGGGATGATCCCGCTCTCGTCCTGCTCGGCGAACTCCCCGAGCACACGGGTGATATAGACCGCCGACCCCTCGCCCCACTGGCGCATGCGCTGCGCTGCCCACTCGGCAGAGATGCGGCCGGCGTCGATCGCCTCCTTGAGGGTCACGCGCCGAACCCACCAGTCCTCGTACCCGGGCCCGCGCTCGTGGATCTCCCTGAAGCGGCTCTGCCCGACCCCGGGGGTCGATACCGCAACCACCAGGGCCTCCTGGGGGGTGTCGCTTCCCGCGGCCGAGAACGCCCCCTCGGCCGCGTCGAAGGTGTCGCCCGGGATCGTCTTGGCCTCGTCGAAGATGTACATCAGGTGGTCCGCATGCGCGCCCTCGATCGCGGCAGGCTGATCGCTCGCGATCGCGAAGGCCTCGCCGGTCCTGAGCTTCAGCGACAGGTCCATCAGCTCCCTGCCCTTGCGTGGCGGCGGGATCCCCAAGGCATCCCAGTCGACGAGCCGCGCCCACTTGTGGATCTCGGGCCATAGGAACTTGGTGAGCTGCCGCCACGCCGATGCGGTCGTGACCACCTTCCAGTCCAGCCCGTCCCGGGTCGTTGCGAACCACAGGACCAGGAGGGCCAGGAGCGTGGTCTTCCCGAGTCCGTGCGGCCCCCGGACCGCGACACGCTTCCGCGACAGAACCTCGGACATGATCTCGCGCTGGTACCCCGACAGCCCGCCGCGAGGGAACCGGACGAACGCCTCGACCCACCCCACCGGGTCGTCCATGTAGCGCAGCTGGGATGGAAGCCTGCTAGCGGGGCCCTCGTGGGCCAGCGCCGTTGACATCGCCGCCAGGGCCGCTGTCAACAAGTCTCCCGATCTCCCGGCCAATGAGGTCGAGGGTCTTTCGGTCGCTAACATGGCGCCTCACCGCGTCGGTCAAGGCCGCGACCAACAGCATCGCCCGATCGGCTGTCAGGACGTTGTGGGCGCTCTCGATGCGGCGCCGCTCCGAGTCCTTGACGCGCCGCAGCGACTCGACGGTCCGGAGAACGTCGGCCCAAGCCACCCAGTCGTCCCGCCCCTTCGTCGCCAGCGCCGCCATGTCGCGCGCCGCCTGGATCGACGCGGGAGAATCCCCCGCCCGAACAGCCGTGTTGAAGTCGCGGGCGGCCTTGTCGAGCGACATCCACACGGACCCGGCCTCGCCGGTGTCGACCCGGCCCAGAAGATCCGCGAGCCGGGCCTCCAGCAGGGCCGCCTCGCCCCGCAGGGTTGCCAGGTCCGGATCCGCCAGGGCCGCCTGGAAGTTGGCCGCCATGCGGGTCGGGAGGTCCTTGGAGTAGCGCCCGGTCGTGATGTTCGGATGCGCGGCGCCGCGCAGGCTCGCACCGCCGTGCCGCTTGCATCGGTCGCGCCCGACCGACGGCGCGTTCTTGCAAGGCTCCCCCGAGCGGGTCTTGGCCCCGCACGTGACCATACCCGTATGTCTGGTCATACACGGGGGAGCCTGTCATACACGAGGCCGCTCATGGCTTGCCCCTCGCCTTCCCCGTGCCGTGGCAGCACGGGCACGACCCCGCCAGCGAGCCCTCGCCCTGGTCGCCGTGGCCCAGGCAGAGCCAGCAGCGGTCCTGATTCGCTGGCGCGACCTCGGCGGGTCGGGGCGCGATAGGCCGGGACGACGCGGGTCCGGGCGGGGTCCAGGGGATGAACCCCCACGGCTCATCGCTCATCCCTGGCCTCCCGAGCTGCGCCGCGCCAGCTCCAAGAACTCGGCCCGCATCGGGGCATCGTCGCGGAACAGCCCGCGGTTGATACTGGTGGTCATCCGGGCGGGCATGCGGGCGCCCCTCATGGTCATACAGAGGTGTTCACCCACCGCCAGGACCGCGACGTCATCGCTGCCGAGTACCGCCGACACCTGGTCCGCGATGTCCTCGACCAACCGCTCCTGCACCTGCAGCTTCCCGGCGGCGTGGCGGGCGATGCGACCGAACTTGGAGAGCCCGAGGATCCGCTCGCCCGTGATGACCCCTATCGTGATGTCGGCCCAGAACGGGAGAAGGTGATGCTCGCACAGGCTCCAGACCCGCATCCCCGAGACCACCACCATCTGGTCGGCCCGGATGGTCTGGAACGTGGTGTCGCGGGTCCCGGTGTCGCCCCCCATGAACTCGGTCCACCACCGCGCCCACCTGGCGGGTGTTTGCTGCAGCCCGTCGCGGGTCGGGTCTTCCCCGATCGAGGCCAGGACCTCGCGGCATGCCGCCTCAAGGCGGCCTCGATCAATGGCCACGGGCGGTCCCCCAAGCGAGGGCGTGGAGCTGAGGGAGTAGGATCGCCCTCTGCGACGCGGCAGGGGCCCCGGAGGCCAGGCAAGCGTCAACGAGCCGTGTATACCCAGGTCCGACCGTTGCGGGGCTTGCGCCGCCCCCTAGCGCGATCTCGGTGTTGCACGGGACCAGGTAGAAGGGGGCCCCCGGGTATAGGTCCGCGATCTCGCATGCCCACACGAGGTCCTCCGGAGTCGCGACCGCGATCTTGAGGTGCGGGGCGGGGGCTTCGATCATCCAGCGGCGCAGCTGCCGCTGGCGTTCCTCGTGGAACACCATCCCGCTTGACGGCGGCTTGGGAGCCACGACGGTGCCGGTCAGGCCGGACGCCCATGCGGGCCATACCGTCCCCTGGGTCTCGATATGGAACTCCCACCCCTGGGCGAGCGGGTGCGCGAGGAGGTCCCCGATCCCCTGGTGGAGCGCTGGGTTCCCGCCGCTGAGGATCACCGGATAGCGCTCGCCGCCGGACAGCTCGTTCAGCCGCCCCAGGACCGCCCCGGCGTCCATCTTGGTCCACGAGCCCTTGTGCTCAGGCAGGACCGCGTACAGGGTGTCGCACCGCCACGGCATCGTCCACTCGCCGGTCGTCTCGTCCATCCCGCAGCGGTAGTCACAACCGCCGGTCCGGACGAACATGACGCGCCTCCCCACGAGCGGGCCCTCGCCCTGGATCGTCGGGCCGAAGATCTCGCTGATGGGGATCATGGCCGGTACTCCGCCCAGGTCTTTGGCGTCTCGCTGACCCGCACCGCCACGAGCGGCGCATCGGGCAGCAACGACCGGCCCTTCCAGTAGATCATGCGGGCCAGATTCTCGGCGGTGGAGTTGTGATCGGGCATGACAGTATTGAGGTGTTGGTGGTCGAAGGTCTCGTCAATCCAGCGCCGGACCGGAGCCAGGTCCCCATAGTCGAACACGAACCCCCGCTCGTCGAGGTCTGGCGACGCCAGAACCAGCTCCACGACATAGTTGTGGCCGTGCAGGCGCCCGCACTGGTGCCCCTCGGGCAACCCGTGCAGGACGTGCGAGGCCGAGAACGCGAACGCCTTAGTGATCGTGTACATCATCGCTCCTTGAACACTGGATCGAGGGCCCCGTTGCGCTCGAATGCCGTGCGGCGCATATAGCATGGGCCACACTCGCCGCAGTGGCGCTCACCGTCATGATAACAACTCCAGGTCTCCCCATATGGGGCCCCGATGTCGAGGCCGATTCGGACGATCTCGTGTTTCATCAGGTGCCCGACCGGCGCCAGGACTTCCATCCCGTAGCCGTTCTGGACCGCGTTGGGGAGGAGTGCCCCGAACAGGGTGGTCATCTCCTCCTCGTTGTCGGGGTAGGCCCCCGCCTCCTCAAGGTTATTCCCAAGGGCGATGTAGTGGAACCCGTTGGCCTCTGCGAACGCGGTCGCCCAAGCGAGCATGACGAGGTTGCGGGCCGGGACCCACTCGTGTGCCCACTCGGCGCCCTCGACCGGACCCGCGACCGCGCCCCCAGGGGTCATGATCCCGCTGGTGCCCCGCATGGCCCCATAGTCGAGGTCTGCGATGTGGAACCGCGCCCCGAGGGCTGCGGCGATGCGGGGGATCCGATCGGCCTCGCGGGACCCCGCCTGGCACCCGTAGCGGAAGTGCAGGAGCAGGACCTCGTACCCGTCCCGAGCCAGCATCGCCGCCACGGTCGTGGAGTCCAGCCCCGCTGAGGCGATGACCACGGCCCGCTTGGGCGGGGCCTGGACCAACGACGCCGACTGGAATCCAGGCAGCTCCAGGACCGAGTAAGGCGGCATCTTGACCGGCGCAACCCCCGGGGCCAAGAGCCCCGCGAAGTGGCGAGCCATCGACGAGAAGTAGACCGCCCCCGCGATGTCGGCGTAGTAGATCGGCTTATAGTTGCAGGCCAGGAGCGCCACCGGCTCAGCCGCCCCCGATGCCGCGATCGCGTAGCTGCCACGCAGGCGCCCAATGCTGGCCCAGAAGCTCGCGAGGGACCGCCGATCCAACACCCGAGGCAGAACCTGGCTATCGATCTCGCCCGCCAGGAGCCCGAGCTCGTCCGCGTTCGCGATCGTGCCGTTGTGGACCACTCCCCCGTAGGGCTGCAGGAGCCCATGCTCGACCTCGGTCGTCGGGGTGGCGCGCCAGTTCCCGAGCCACACCCGCCCATCCCAGAACGACTGCAGTCTCCCGCCGTCGCGGCCCCGGTCCCCCGCCTGGACCGATAGGCGCTCCAGAATCCCGCGGTTGACCGACAGCCCAACCGCGCCAAAGATACTACACACGGGCCACCTCCTCGGGCGCTTCCGGGCTGGCCTTCCCCGGGATCTCGACGTCGCCCCACCGGCGACGAAGCCACCGCTCGGCCATCATATAGCACATGGCCGAGATCGCGCAGATCTTGTCGTGATCGTTCCGGCTCCTGTCCGCGAAGTCCGCGGGATCAAACCCCATCGCGCGAATGACATGCGCCTGCCGGTAGCAGTCCGGGGCGTTCCCAAGTCTGACGCGATGTATCCTGCCCCGCTGGTCGTCGAAGATTGGGACCTTGCCGAACCGGAACCCGTAACCCCAACTCGACGAGTCCGCCGAGTACCACCTGAAGTCCTTGAGGAGCGGCCACGATGTAATCCCGAACCCGTGGAACACTGCAGCGTCGCCGGCGGCCTGAAAGCAGCGGACCAGCCAGCGCCCGAGCGTCGGGACCGGGACCCGCACCATCCCCCCGAGGGCGATGTACTGGTACCGCTCTAGGTAATACTCCAACGCGCTCCAGGGCTCGCCCATGTGGAACACGGGCAAGGGCGAGAGCCCCGCGTCCTCCATTCGGCGCTGATTGTCGAGCGTCGCCACGTGGTCCCCGATCACGTCCAGGTTTGCATAGGTGGTCAGCCACTCCCGGTTGCGCTCGATATAGGCGATGTACTCCGCGAGCGGGATAACGGCTCCCTTGGTCGAGGCCGAGTAGGCGCCGCTGTCCAGGAAGATGTCGGGCGCGACCCCGCCGAAATACTTGTGGACCAGATCGCCGATCTCCTCCCCCTGGTAGTAGTGATAGCTGAGCAGGACCCGGAGGGTCAGCCCGGTCCACCCCAGCGACGCTTCCGCGCCGGGCCCGTATTGCCGAATATTGCCGTTCGCGAGGTGGACCCGAGGGCCAAGGCCACGCGCGCTCGACAGCTTGGCAAGCTGAGGGACCGACATCGCGGCATCGCCCGCGGACCCGGAAACGGCACCGTAGATCTTCCCCATCCCGACTTCCCGCCTCTCTCGAATCGTGCTGATGGCCACGGGCCGCAGCCCCGCCTCCGCGCCCGCCCCCGCGACGGCGCTCCTGCCCGCGTGGCCCGTCATCCCCCAAGGGCGGAAGTGTCAACCGCGCGCAAGATCGCGGCCAAGCGGGTCGCCTCATCTTCGCCCGGCGCCTGGCGCATCAGCGCCGCATAGTGGTCCAGGGTCTCGGGCGGGACCTGGATCCGAATGAGTGGCCACCCGTCCCGCTCCTCCCACTCGCCATACTTGTCCAGCAGGGCCCCTTCGTCGGGGACCCCGAGGTGGAATGCGTCCAGCTCCGCGGCGGTCCAGAGCTGGGACAGGTCCACCTCGCCCTCGGCCGCGATCTCGGCCAGGACCTCGGGATCCCACACCAGGTCCGCCTCGGCGATCCGGTTCGCCTCCAGGGCGATCGCGACCGCGCGGGGGTCGTCGGCGTTGGGGATGTCTGTCCGGCGCATGATGACGGGACGGGTGCCGTCGTGGTCGACCACCAGGGGCTCGACGCCGTCGAACACGTCCTCCGACACCTCCAGGCGCGCGCTGCCGTCGATGATCTCTCCGTCGGCCGTGGCGGTCATGGGGGCCACGTATCCCCCGCGCTGCATCGCGCGGGTCAGCATCCCCAGGCCGCGCTGGCTGTGGCGGTTCGCGTTGCGGCGGGCGGGGCGGAACTTCGGTTCCGGGGATCCCTTGTCGCTCATCGGGCTCGTTCCTTGTCGAGTGCCCCAGGGGCCAGGATGCCCGCCAGGTAGCGAATGTGCGGGCGACCGCCGCGCCCGGTCAGGATCGGCTCCCGGTTGACCGCCAGGCGGCGCCACAACCGGCGAGCCCGGTTCGCTGCTGTTCTGCGCGACACCCCGGCCGCAACCGCAAGGTCGTCGACCCCGCGGGCCCAAGGGCCAGTCGCTGCAGGATCGCGGCGTCGGTTTCGTTCATGCCACGCCCTCCCCGGACTCTCCCTCCAGTGTACCACTACCGCGCGCCACTCCGGGCATCGGGCCGCTGATCTGGTGCAGATGCATACACGTTTCGTGGAGGTTCACATACTCGCTGCGCGGCGGCAGCAGCATCGCCATCGTCACGTGGTCGGGGATGAACCGATACCGCGCGTCTGCGATCTCGTCCCAGGTCGGGTAGCGACGCGGGTGCGAGATCGACATGTGCCATCCGATCGGCTCAAGGGAAACGATGAGGCGCAGGCCCCCGGCTTGGAATACCCGATGGGGCGCGGGAAGGAACGAGGCAACCGACCCGGCGGGGATAACCTCGGCCCACCTGACTGGCCGCTGGGCGATCGTTGACCGGCGCTGGGCCTGGGCGCGCGGGAGTGGGGCCGCGCGGGTCACGGGGTAGCCCCCGAGCCCCCCTCGGGGCGCCGTGGCGGCTCAAACGGCCCGCCGCGCGAGATCGTCAGGGAGACGGGCGGATGACGGCGAGCCAGGACGTGGAGCCACAGCGGCGCCCCGAACAGCACGGCGAGACGGGCGCGCCAAGGTAGCGTCCAGCACGAGACCACGCACGACCCGTCACTGAAGCAGACGAGGTCGTGAACGTCTCCCTCGGGACTACCCCGCAGTATCCCGGTGGCCTGGGGAAAGGGCACGGGCTCCAGCTCCACCTCGGCCATCAACTCTCGTCTCGCCCTGGGCCGCGCCCCGCCCCCGCCCCCGGCATCGGTGTTCATTGATCGCTCCATGTTCCGCCAGCCATCAGGATCCAATTCTCGAACTGGGGCTCGACGTCGTGGCCCAGGTGGGCCAGAACTGCCCGGACGACCCCGCCCGCTGAGCGGCACACCCACACGGTCCAGCCCCACCGGTGGAATGCGTCCAGCCAGGCCGTCTGCTCGGGCGTTGTCCTGCCCTTGCCTGCCTTGAGCTCGATCGCGAGCCCACAAGAGCCGCGAGGGATCGGGAGGATCAGGTCAGGGAAGCCTCGGCGCGTCCCCATCGCCTTCATGCGAGCGCCCGTGACGACGCTCCGGGCGCCGCCGTTCGGGCTGTGGTGCACGAAACCGAAGCAGGGGTCGTCGAAGTGTTCGCCGAGCCGCGCCAGGACCGAGATGGCCGCGACCTGCTCGCGCTCCTCAAGGTTCTTCATCGTGCCCCCAAGGGCCCGGGCAACACCGACTCGATGGCCCCGATGTGGCGGTCGCAAGCCTCCCGGATCCGCAGCAACGCCGCGAGGGCCTGATGAGTAGCATCAACCGGCTCGGCCGCGGTCCCGCCAACGGGCGCGACCTGGATGCTCCACGCGAACGGGATCCCGTACCCAACCTCCACAATCACGAGCCCGACGCCAGGGAGTGCTGTCGTCCCGCTCATCACTGCCCTCCAGTCGGCGCCGATACGCGGCCACGAGACAGCCCGAGAACGGGGAGCCCGGCATGCCGCCCCGACTCCGAGAACCGCAAGGGGCCAGCGGTGCCGAACAGCCCGCACTGGCCCCGGGCCGCGATCGGGGGCCGGAGGTAGGTCGAGGTCGAGATCACCGTGGGGGCCAGGGTCCCGGTCCAGAAATCTCCGGGGTGATTTACCCCGTAGAGGGCCGCAGTCACCTCCTCCCCGGCCACGTAGGCCACGTGGATCTCCCGAGGGCCCAAAGACACCGCGAACAGCATTACCCCACCCCCTAGCGGCAGGTCCAGGCGCCCGCTGAGGAGCCGTACCGCCCCCGCGCTCAGGAGGAGTCGCCCATTGCGGGTGATCGAGGCCGAGGCGGGCTTGCGCTGCCGTCGCGCAGCAGCCACGTGGACCGCGTGCCAGGACTGTACGGCCGCGGGGTCGAACAGGCGGCTCTTCCTCCCCCCGCGGACGGGGACCCACCCCGCAACCGGCATCCCCCGCCGTACCCAGGCGCTTGACCCGCAGTGGATCGTCTGGACCCGGACCCCGTAGAGCTCCGCGATCTGGGCGCTGGTCAGGAGGCCCTTCACCGGGCCCCCTTGCCCGCTCGGGCGTCTGCGTTGCGCAGCTCTACGATCTGCTCGCCGAGCCGCCGAGCCAGGTCTTGGTACTCCAGCGCGGCATCGACGTCACCGGCCCTCGATGCCTTGTCCCGCAGGGTGTTGGCCAGGCGCTGCTGACCCACCAGGGCGTCGATCTGGCGCTGATTGCTCACTTGCCCACCTCCCAGTCGCGCGCCCACACCGCGTCGGCGACGGCCCGGATATTCTCCAGGTCGTCCTCTTCCACGTAGCCGTCGGGGGCATCGGACTTGGCCTGCAGCTCCTCGACGGCGCCGCTCGCGTTCTGGCGCTCCACGTAGACGACCGCGTCCGGGTACGCGGCCCTCATGGCCAGGAGGATCTCCTGGCGCAAGTTGTCCAGGCTCAGCTCCCGGTCCAGCTGCCCCGTGTCGTCGCAGAACACGTTCCCCTCTGCGATCGTCCATCGGATCTCGGTAATCATCCCTGCTCTCCTGTCGTTGCGACCCCGCCTGTCCGGCGAAGATGCCGAATCATAACATGGGTCAGGCGAATTGTCATGGAAGCCGAGCGGCCTCGACTGTCGGCGGATCCGGGTCGGGGCATGCTTGGGCCGCGTTCCACTCGGCGATGGCCTCAGACTCAGTGATGCCGCGCCGGCCGTAGCGGCAGAAGTGCCTGATTGTCACCGTCCCGGACCATGACGGGGCCAGCTCGGGGAGCTGGCCGCAGGTGCGGCACGGCTGCAGCACGGTGGCGTTCATACGTCGTGCTCCGCTAGGAGCGCTTCCAGCCACGCGCGCTGTCGATCCTCCTCATGTCGCCCATCTGCGTCGCCGGCAACGTTTCCAGTTGAACCGTGGCGGCCGGGTCGCCGGCGCCGTTGACACCATGAAGCCAGTACGGC